AGAATCGTTTGTGCCAGCGGTCAGCGTCTCGTTTTCAAACTTCCACTGGATGCCGCGGATGCCGCCGAATTCCGAGGTTCCCGTGCCAGCGAATCCCGAATCATCGATCTTTTGGCTGAGGGCCAGGGCAAATTCCTGAGCGACCAGACCCGCGAGATCAACCACCGAGTCCTCGATGAGGCTATTGGGCACTCGCGATGCGACACGGCAGTCCTTCGCCGAGAGCATCACGTTGTCGGTCGCCATGTCCGAAGCAGTGGTTTCGCTGTTGTCAGCGACGAAGTAGGCAGTGTTGCCACCCGTTCGCCGCGGCACATACAGCGTGTCGGATGCCATGGGAATGACATTTGCCTGCTGCGGGATCGCGGAAAACTCATCCACAAGACGAATCACGGTTGACGCGAAAGTCTCAGGGATGAAAACGCCACCCTTGCTGTTGTCCGTAGACGACAGGGCTCGCTCTTCGACGTTGTCGTGATACCAGCGGCGCGAGTCTTCACGACCAAGCAGATGGCCGCGAATCCAGTGACCGCAGATTTCAGCATCGTCAGCGTTCTCGAAACCGCGGAGCTTGCTGTATCGAGCAGCCTGCTTCTTGGCGGGCTTGTCAGCCACAGCAACCTCGACGGGAGCGGCAGCGGCTTGCGATGCAGCGCGGATAGCCGAGATGCGATCAGCAATCGCCTTCTCATGCTGAAGCTCTGGCACGATGCTGTCAGCTTCGCGAGTCAGACGCTCAAGCTTCTCGTTCTGCTCCTCAGACCGATCCTCGATCTGGTGCAGTTCCTCAAGCTCCGCGGCCACAGCGACCGCACGTTCCTGCAGTTCTTTAATTTTGTTAGCCATCCGTGGCACTCCGGTGTGAGCGGTGGGAATCCATTCCTTCAGACACCGTATACGCCGACAGCTATTTCGCAGAGCGTTGCGGTTCTATCGTAGAACGTCGCCACACAGATGACGCTGGAACAAGGCTCTTACAGCGATTGCTACAGTAGCTACACGCCAAGTATCGCAACTGCATGCGTTCGCCTGCTTGCCGACTGCTGATAGTCCGCATGCGACCGCGCCCGCACTTGTTGCATACGCTTCCTGAATCCACTTAGAGGCTCCGAAGGATTGCAGCCTTGATCTTTGCGAGAACAGACGGGAATCCCGCCCGCTCCTGCACTTCTGGCACATCCTGCCGCGCCATCCACGCCTCAAGACTTCGCTTTGCTACAGAGACAGAAGTCTCGAGGTATGCGGGCTGAACGACAGGGCCGAGTTCATATATGCTGGCAGACCGCACTTCGCGGATCGGCATGCCGTCTTCCTCGACCCAGGTTTCGCTATTTGGTCCGCGTAGCTGGAACGTGAAACTCGCCCCCTTAACGTCGCCACGAGAAACCAACTCAAGAATATCCTCGCGGCTCTTCGGAGGGTTTACCTCAAAGCCAACACCGCGATCATCGGACCATACTCGCAGCGTTCCGCTCGACTCCCTGCCAAGCATGATGTTGGCATCATGGTTAAAGTAGCTGACAAGATCGACGCGATCCTCTGATCGCTTGAGAACCTCGTCAAACGCCCCCGGCATGATGCGTTCTCGGAATCCACCGAGAGGAACGGACAGACGATTATACATGACCGCATAGCCTCTGATGACATAAGTGCCGTCAGACCGCTGCTCGACAACGAGCTTATCTTCATCGGCATACTCAAAATCGCGACGTTCCATGCTCATGTCAGCACTCCTATTGTCTTCTGCATCCATTTGGCGAACAAGCTTGTTTGCCCACCGTTGCCCTGGAGTACCCCCCCAAAGGGACCAGGCAATTCGCCCCGCGCTAGGCCACCCTTCCTCTCCGGGGCTCCAACCCTCGCCTTGCTTGTCTACTTCATGTCGAGCAAAATAAGACTTCATTCGCTTGGCTGTTGACGGGCTGATGCTGGTTCCGTTGCTGAGGTCACGCGCTCTTGCGACTCCCACCGCGGTTCCACCGCGTCCATGTTCCTCTCGCCAAGCCAACCCTTTTTTCGCTTCTCGGCGAACGCCTTCCGGCGGCGTAAAGTTGATGTCCTCATACTTGCGCGACTCTTCGCCTTCTGCGGAGTAGAGTGCGGCGACTTGCTTTTCCGCAGCCTCTTGCGACTCATGGCATCCTTCAACACTGCCATCGCTTTCCTTGATGACCGCGTAGGGACGCGCAGCGGGGCATTGATCACTCTTCTGAATCATCCACGGCATCGGAATCGTCCTCTGGTTGCTGGGGCTCTGGTGGCTCAGGCTGTGGCTCTGGCGGCTCCTCTGGAAGCTCGTCTTCTGGGAGAGGACCGAGATTCTCCATGCGACGAATCTCATTGGGAGTCAGCCAGCCACCGTTCAAGCCAATCTGGTACGCGCTGTAGCGTGTCATCGTGTCACCTCGCAGCAGGCCCTCGACAACAAACTCAGCAAAATAGGTTTCGTCATCTGGCAGCAGATCGCGAGAGATAGCACCCTCGATCCTGCGAAGCCACGGCAGGATCGTTGTCTGCACAAACGAGATGTTCTCTGACTCAATGTTGCCCCAGGTAGCTCTGCCAAGTTCCTGCACTTTGTGCGGCGGCATGTTAAAGACCCTGCAGATTTCGAGCAGTGCCTGGGTTCTCAATTCGGCGTATTGGTTGCTTTCCAGGCTTGCACCCAGCGTGTCGGCATGCAGCCCGTGACTCATGACCGCGGTGCGGCCCGCCTTGGCTGGTCCGCGGTGCGCGGAATCCCACTGCTCGCGAAGTTGCTCGCGAACCTCACGCGGCAATGCTTGATCTGTTCGCAGCACAACGCCAGGAAGAGCATTGTTGTTCCAGAAACGATTGCCGTGCTGCTCAAGGGCTCTGGCGAGGCCAATGGCGTCCTTGCCAAGCTCAATGGGCACTGTGCCTACAATGCCGTCCACACTGAGCCATCGGCAATGCATGATCTGATCATCGCGGTAAACGATCTTCTTGGAAGTGTTTGGCTCGCGATACGAATAGGTCAACGACAGGTCGTCCTCTTGGATGACCTCCATGCACGATGGATGCAGAAGCCGCAGAGAGCCGACACGCGATCTTTCGCCTGGAGCGATCAATGCATACGCATTGCCGTAAAGGCAAAGATGCACTACCAGCTGCTCGATAAACTCAAAACGAGTCTGCCATCCGTTTGGCCTTGAATGCAGCACGCGATACAGCGGCAGATCGCTAGCCTTTTCTTTCTCATCGTCAAACCGGCGATACAGATGCAAAGGCAGACCCGCAATCGTCTCCGACAAGACTCGGATGCATGCCAGCACAGCGGAGGTTCGCAACGCTGTGTCGGCTGTGACGCGATATTGCGTGTTGCTCGCAGCCATCGCGACAAGGTCATCCCATCTGCTGGTGCGACTCTCAAGCCAACGGATTTCAGGGAACGTCGCGTTTTCTTCAGGCATACATCACCAGAATGAGATTTCAGGAAGCGTTGCTTCGGCCATGCTTTCACCCATATGCGCACCACAAGCCATAGCTAATGATACAGCACCGTCAATGCGCTCTGTTGACTTTGCCTTACTTAGCTTGACGTTGCCCGCTGGGTCCATCTGCGCAGCAGCGTTTCCAAGCTGCCATGACAAAAGACCATTTCCATTTAAACGAAGCTTCTCTTCGATCAAGCATGCCTCAAGATGCTTTACGGGAGAAGACATGCTTGCAAAGCCTTGACCAAACATTGTCACCGGCAAACCCTCTGCGGCGAGGGCTTGTGCGAGCATGGTTGCATTCCATCTGTCAATGGCAAGAGCTTTGCATCGATGTTCCTCGCAGAACGCCATGATGTCTCTCTGTAATACCGCATAGTCGGTACTGCGACCATCAGTGAGCGTCAACCATCCCTCGCGCTCCCACTGCGAATAAGGGACGCGGTCAACCTTCTCTCGCTCCCCGGCGTTCTCCGCGGGCATCCAAAAATGTGCGTAAACATCAACAATGCCGTTCTCAGCTGGGAACCATGCGACAAACGCTGTCGTGTCAAACGTCGATGCCAAGTCGAGGCCGCACCAGCAATCACGGTTTTCTAGAGGAGATGTGTACCCGCCCATGCATGC